GCTCTCTTCTGTCCAGTCTTGAACAATCCCCTCTATGGCTTCACAATAATGGTCGCACAGGTGTGTTAGCATCTGAGCACTAGTACCATGGTTTATTCCAACCTGTTGTGCTAGAAATTCTATTTGATGCCAAGTAAAAATGGGGCCAACCATCTCACGTACAGCTCTACTTCTAGGGCTTGACACGGAAATTGCCTCATCTACATCTTGGAAGGGTGGTGCATCTGGAAATTCGTCTCCTAATCTTATTTGCGGTGTAGCCTGTTCTTCGGAGAACAAGCCAGTACGCAATTGAACGAGACTTTGATAATTTTCACGTTTCTTGTCATGGAGGCCAACTAATTCATCAATAAGCTCTTCAAAGTTGAACTTTCTCAATACTTTATTGGCTGCTTTGTCCCTTTCATCACCCCAAATGTCTTCATAATAGTCACACATTTCAGGTGAGAGAACTGTTTTGCCGTCTTGAATCGGAAATTTACTAACGTCAAATTTGCCATCGGTACAATATTCATTTTTAGGTTGTATTCTAATTAGCATATGAATCCTGCGTTTAAAAGCTTCTGGGCTTATAATGGACACAGGTTTGATCACATCTAAATTCGTGGTTGCAAAGACAAATTTTGAATTAAAGAATACTTTCCCTTTCTTCTCAAGCTCTGCCATAGGAAGGGGGTAGGGGATAGAATTCACCATGTTTATAAGACTCATAAAATCAGACTCCTCACCTGTCGAGGTATCGGCAGACTGTCCAAAGTCATCAAGAACTGTTACAATATGTTTTGAAGTATATGTATCGAAATGTTTAAGACCGGATCTCTTGTAAAAAACATAATTATGGTTATGCTCTTTTATTTGGTTGTGTAGTTCAGAGTTGGTCACCCGGAGGGTTACAGCTGTACTCAACATTGACATGAGGATGGACTTACCTGTATCAGGGGGGCCTCTGAAGAAGCAACATACTGGTTCTTGTCGAACTCCACCATTTGTAAATCCATATCCTGACATAACATCCATCATCTTAGAATAACGCGAATGCATCCTAAAGAGTATCTGGATCATATTCGAGGTCTCGTTATTTCTAGGAACACGCTTCAGCATATTCTCAAGAAGACTGACTATATTAGCCAACATCTGGAAATTCTCTTCATTGACAGAAAAATCATCATTGCGGATTTTGTTTTCTATCCAGTCAGAACAGTCTGTGATCTCAACCATATACGGGTTATCACTAGTTGCAAAGATTCT